TCCACGGTTTAGACGCTGAAACAGAACTTGCTAACATCCTATCTTCTGAAATCCTTGCGGAAATCAATAGAGAAGTTGTTAGAACAATCTACACAACTGCAAAAGCAGGTGCTCAAGTTAATACTACAACTGCTGGTATTTTTGATCTTGACACAGACTCTAATGGTAGATGGTCAGTTGAGAAATTCAAAGGACTATTATTCCAACTAGAGAGAGATGCTAATGCGATTGGTCAATTAACAAGAAGAGGAAAAGGTAATATGATTATCTGTTCAGCTGATGTTGCTTCTGCACTTCAAATGAGTGGTGTATTAGATTACGCTCCTGCTCTTGCTACAAACCTAAATGTTGATGACACAGGAAATACTTTCGCTGGTGTATTAAATGGTAAATTTAAAGTTTACATTGATCCATATAGTGCTAACATTTCTGCTTCACAATTTTATGTTGTAGGTTACAAAGGAACTTCACCTTACGACTCTGGTATTTTCTATTGCCCTTATGTACCATTACAAATGGTAAGAGCTGTTGGTCAAGATAGTTTCCAACCGAAAATTGGTTTCAAAACTAGATACGGTATGGTTGCTAATCCTTTCGCAACAACTAACGGTGCTGGTGCAATCGATTTAACATCGCCTGCAGCTGGTGACCAGAATGTTTATTACAGACGAGTTAAGGTTACGAACATTATGTAATTTTACTTTACTGTAAAACACTTTAAAAGGGGGCTTCGGCCCCCTTTTTTTTCGTCTAAAATTCATTATAAATAGTAGTATGACAGATACAAACATAATCGATAGACAACCTTCTAAATTTGACTATGCAAGTCCGATTCAGTTTAGGTTTAAAATGACTAAATTGCCTAATGTAGAATTCTTTGTACAGACAGCAAACATACCTGGTATATCTTTAGGTTCAACAAACCAAGAAACACCTTTAAAAGATATTGCTGGCGCTGGCGATAAAGTAAATTACTCTACTTTAGATGTGTCATTTCTAGTTGATGAAAATTTAAATAACTACAAAGAAATACACGACTGGATTACAGGTCTAGGATTTCCACAAAACCACGATCAATTTAAAACTTTACAAGGAACAGGTGCTGATAGATTTCCTGGCACAACTTCAAGTACAGCTGCAACAGGAACAAGCATAGCACAACCTCTTTCAGAAGGTGGTATATATTCAGACGCTACACTTACAGTTTTAAATAATAAGAATATTGCTAAGACGGAAATAAGATTTCAAAATGTTTATCCTATATCTTTAGGTTCATTATCTTATGATATCAAAGCAAGTGATGTTGACTATTTGCAAGTACAGGCAAGTTTTAATTATATGTATTATGATATTGTACAAGTATCTTCTTCATAGTATAAAATAATATAGGATGATTTTTGATGAAAACTTTAACATGGATCGACACGGCTGTCTGCCTCGGTAATGGGCAATCAAGACAAGGCCTAGACCTCACAAAGATGAAAGACTATGCAACTGTAATAGGTTGTAATGCAATCTATCGAGATTTCACTCCTGATATATTAGTGGCATTAGATTCAAGAATTGCACACGAGATATATCGTAAGGCAAATCTTAAAGACATGAAAGTTTATTTAGGTTACTGGACGCCTGTACCTATATTTGTTGCAAAAGAAATGATGAAGACAATGGCAGACAAGACTGATATCGTTTGGAATGATAGTGATGAGGTTGTTTATCATGGTGCCGATGGTGTATTCACACTTACAAAGGGACACAATTTAGGTATAACTTATGTGACAGGAGTTTCAAAAGGAGATGAGATAATAGATATTGAGCCAGATGTAGATAATTTTGCATATGCAACAGGTAGTCGATCAGTACACCTTGCTTGTGAATTAAATGCCAAAGAAGTTTACATAGTCGGACATGATCTATATTCTGATACCGATAAGGTAAATAATATATATGCTGGTACAGATAGTTATGCCGATAAAGACGCATTGGCAGCTAGACCTAATAATCCAGATGAAACATTTAATTGGATACTACAACATAAGAATACATTTGATAAGTTTCCGAATGTTCAGTTTTATAAGGTAAATAAAGGTGAAGCAAAAACCGCTTCCACTATAAACGAATGGAGCTCATGTGCTAACCTGAAATATATAACACAAGAAAAAATGCTACAACAGCTTTACAATTAACCGAAAAGGTGATATAATATCTATATGACATTAGAAGAATTACAACAAGCAGTCAATAAAGACTTTAAATTAGATGATACGGAACTAGATGCCGAATCAATTAAGATACCTTTAATACATAACAAATATTTACAACACTTTAATAAGTTTTCTTTATTACTAAAGAAGTCTGAATACGAACATAAAACTATGACAAGAGATAAATGGGAATACTACACAGGTAAAGCAGACCCTAGTGTGTATCAAGAAAAACCATTTGACATAAAAGTATTAAAGGCAGATGTACATATCTATATGGATTCTGATCCAGAATTACAAAGAGCAGATCAGAAGGTTGCTTATCTTAATCAAATAGTTAAATACCTTGAACAGGTTTTAAGAAGTATCAATAATAGAACATTTTTAATCAAGAACGCTATTGAATGGAAGAAGTTTACTAGTGGCGCTATTTAATGTTAGACATTACAAACTATATTAAATATTTTCCAAATGCATTAGATAAATCTACTGCTCAATTAGTTGTAGATCACTATTACAAAAACGCACCTTGGCGTAAATCTTCTTTTGCTACAAATGCAGGACTATCTCCTGAGTCTTCTAAAAAAGTTTTAATGAATGAGTATTGGATTAAGAAAGGCGATATGTATTATGATGATTTAAAAAAATCATTTCGTTATATGGTAATTGAATATTGTAAAACACACTCAAAAATTATTCCAGAAAGGTTTACAGATTTTAGATTAAATCATTATTCAGAAGGTGGATTTATGAAAAATCATATTGATAATATACACCACTCACATGGACAGAAATTTGGCTATCCACACATAACAGCATTAATGTTTTTAAATCATAATTATAAAGGTGGTGAGCTTGTATTGTGTGATGGTAATTACAAACCACAAAAAAAACAAGGTGGTGGTGTTGTGTTTCCTTCTAATTTTATGTTTCCACATGAAGTAAAAAAAGTTATCAAAGGTCATAGATATTCTTTAATGACTTGGATTCTTTAATCGTATATAGTCTGTTTATTTAACTTATAAATATAAGTATGAAAACATTGAAAGTACATTTATATGATTATCAATCACGACAACTCTAATCTCATCATCATAGAAAAGAAAAACGAAGTTTACATTACGGTAAACTGCGAGTCGGATATACAAAGAGAGATATCGGAGTTTTTTACTTTCTATGTACCAGGGTATAAGTTTATGCCAGCATTTCGTAATCGTATGTGGGATGGTAAGATAAGATTATTCTCACAAAAAACAAAAGAGATTTACTTCGGACTATATCCATACATCAAAGCATTTGCTGAAGAAAGAGGATACAATATAGTTGCTGGCAAAGATGTAGAGATAGATAATAAGGTTGACAAAGAAACGGTAACTAAATTTTCAAATAGTTTAGGTCAAAAATTTGAAGCAAGAGATTATCAGATAGACGCTATATATCATAGTTTAAAACGCAATAGAGCGTTGCTAGTGAGTCCTACGGCTTCAGGTAAGTCATTCATCATATATTCTTTAATTCGTTATTACTCTCATCTAATTAAGGATGATGATAATAATCGGACTTTATTAATTGTACCTACAACATCATTAGTAGAACAAATGTATACCGATTTTGAATCATATGGTTGGAATGTAAAGAAGTATTGCCACAGATTATATAGTGGTTACTCAAATCAAACAGACAAAAAAGTCTTAATATCTACATGGCAAAGTCTATATAAGTTGCCAAAAGAATACTTTAAACAGTTTGGTTGTGTGTTTGGTGATGAGGCACATTTATTTAAATCTAAATCACTTACAGAAATTATGACTAAACTACTTGATTGTAAATATCGTATTGGTCTTACAGGTACTTTAGATGGTGCTCATACACATAAGTTAGTATTAGAAGGACTATTCGGCGCCGTAAACAAAGTGACTACAACTAAAAAGCTAATGGATAAGAAACAGTTAAGTAATCTGGCCGTGAGATGCTTGATTCTTAAACATAATGAAGCCAATTGTAAAATAGTTGCTAACGGTAAGTATCAAGACGAGATAGACTATCTAGTCAGTAGTAAAGCTAGAAATAATTTCATTCGTAATCTAGCACTTAAAATAAAAGGCAATACATTAGTTTTATTTCAGTTAGTAGAAAAACATGGTAAAGATTTATTTAAAAGTATAGAAGATAAAGCGGAAAAAGATCGAAAGGTTTTTTATATATATGGTGGTGTCGAAACAGAAGAAAGAGAAAAAGCAAGAGCCATAGTAGAGAACGAAAGTGACGCTATTATTGTAGCAAGTTATG